ATTATAGTTATATTAAATCTAACTTACATTAAATTGCTGATTTTAAAAGCTCTGTAATAGTTGTTAGACAATACTGTTAATGCGCCATTGCCTTGTGTAGTACCTTCTGCAAATGGATTAGCAACTAAACCGTAACGGGTTTTGAAACCAATTTTTGGTTGGAAGTTGTTTGTATCAACTGCACGAACCATTTGTAAAGGAACGTATGGGCAGTAGAATAAACCTGCGTCATAAGCGTTTGAACCTTTGTAACCAACAACTGCATACTCTGAAGATGCTGATGTTGGAGCATATGGATCAATATACACTTTGATACGACCAAATAAAGTACCAGCGAATGTGTTACCTGTATCATCAACTGTTAGATTTACTTGTGACTGTAAAGCTGAATTGTAGTCAAGGATACCAGCCATCGCTAATGCTGAAGCAACATCGCTTGAGCAAATCATAATGTTACCTTTGCCTCTACGAGTTGTTTTAGCGATAGTGTTAGCTTCACGTTCAATTTGGAAAGCTAAACCTTTAACTTTTTCAACCATCCAACGACCGTTAGAATCAGTATCAAGGTCAAATTTACCAACAGCAGTTGTACCTACTGCACAACCTGTTTTAGCTGTACCGTAGATTGTTCTAACAACTTCACGGTTGATTTCAGCAAGAATTTCAGCAGACAAGATGTTTGCTAATTCTGTTTCTGCATCTAAACCATGAACTGCTTTAAGGTCTTGTGCAAGTTCAATTGAGTATTCTGCTTTTAATGCTCTTGTTTTAGCAGTAACAGTTACTTTTTCAATTGAGAATGCCATTTCTTGGAATGTTAAATCTTCAGCAGTAGCTGTTGCTAAAGCTGTGCAAGCAGCAGCATTACCTACGAATGTGTTAGCTGTAGATGCACCAACTGCAAGAGTTGTTTGTGCGCCAGCAACACCACCAAAACCTGTGTTAGCTTCGTTGTAGAATGCTTCTGTTGCGCCTGCGGTCACATTAGATGTGCTATATGATGAACGCATAGCGAAGATTAAACCAGTTGGGCCTGTCATTGGTTGAACACCGCACACATCGTATGCGATTAAGTTCGGTAATGAACGGCGAACTAAACTGATTAAGATTGGGTCAAAACCGGCAACTGGACCACCAGCAGCAGCTGAAGCACCGAAACCGCCTGTGCCTGCTGAGTTAGCAGGTGCTGTTTCTTGTAACATTTGACCAGATTTCTGCATTTCTACAGCTTGGTTTTCAAGAATAACAGCAGTTACAGCCTTACGATATGGGTCTTTAATTGCAGGTAAGTCAGGATGGTCAAGAACACCTTCCCACTTTTTCTGTAATGATTCGGACAAATACATTTTTTTATCTCCTAGATAATTACTAATTAAATTTTTGTTTTACTAATTGCGTTTGATACTGCAGCTACAAATGGGTCATTAATGACTTTCTTTTCGCCTTCAGCATCTTCAACTTGTTCGTTGAGTTGTGATTCATCTGCTTTTTTAATACCAGATGGGAAATAATTCTCACGGATTGTTTCAAGTTTGGTTTTGTATTCGTCCTCTGTGGAGAATTCAACACTCTCTGCGAGTGATTTGATTTTTTCAACTTGAGTTGATATGAGACCTTCACATACTTCACGAGTTACTTCATTTTTGCGTGATTCTACTAATGCTTTAGCAAAGCTAACACCACGCTCAATTTCTTCGTTTAACTTAGCTTCAAGTTCTTCAACTTGACCAGCTAATTCGTCAACGAGGTCAACTTTTTCAGCAGGAACATCAATATAGTGTTCTGCAAATAGGTTGCGTAAACCTGCGATGAAGTCGTCTGTTAATTCTGAGCGTAAGCCAGATTCAATAGCGATTTCATTATCTGCCATCCATTGTTCAACAACATAAGAAAGGTAATCATCTACTTTTTCTGTTAAGTCGTTACGAACAGAGGTAACAGCTTCTTCAAACATGTCAGCGTATTTAGCATCTATTTCTTCTTCAATTTGTAAAACACGGTCATTGACACGAGCTTCAAAGATTGTAGAAACTTTAGATTTGAATTCTTCAGAAATTGTAGAATCGTCTGCAAAAAGGGCATCAATGTCCTCTTTCATTTTTTTCTTGTGCATATCATCTTTGTTCATATGAGAAGCTTCATCAATTACTTCGTCTTCGTCTGATTCTTCTTCTTCACCTACAACTTTTTTACCTGCCTCTGGATCAGCTGAAGCTGCCGAAGGTTTTGTTGTTGGTGCTGTAGCTGATTTGGCTGCTTTAGTTGCGTCAAGTTTATACTTGTCGTAAATATCGCCACCCGCTTTGTTAGCATCTAAATCTTGTTTTGGTCCACCTAGGTCTACGACCTCTGCGTCCGATTGGTACTTTTGCATTGGTTCAGCAGGTGCGTTTTGTTTGCTTAATGCAAGGGCTTCAGCAGCTGCTTCCATGAGTTTATTTGTTGCCATTAGGAATCTCCTTATGATTTCTTATTTATAAAATTAAAGTTTTCTGAGGTAATTTTCAAACAGTTTTAAGGCTACTTCTTCAATTTGTTTTGAAGATGCCTTACGAATTTGCGTTTTTGCACGGTCAAAGTCAGCTTCCACAAACTTGCCTTCAATAAACATCCATTCTTTATTTTCCATGATGCCATTTACAAAGGCGCCCGGCGCTGATGGATCCGCAACAATGTCTGCCGCTGTTGCTAATTTCAAATCATCTTGGACAAGGTTATAACCTTCTTTAGTTGTAACTACTGAACCAAGAGCTCTTGAAGACACACCAATACTTACATCATTGTCAATAAAGTTTTTAACGATTTGACCATATGGTGTTTCAAGGATCAGAGCTTTACCAATAAAAGTATTGCCATCTTCTGATAGTGATACAATTTTGTGAGAAACTCTTTCAAGATTAATTGATGGTGTGTCAGGATGTCCTAACTCACCTAATGCACGATTCGTTTTAATATATTCTTCGTTATAACGGTTTACCTCATTTCGGAGAGTATCCATTTTATACATTCTGTTATTACGATTAACAGTATCGCCAACAAGAAAAGTGCCTTCAATATAAAGATGCTTCTTGCCGTTTTCAGAAGCCTCTGTGATATATTTTACATTTTCTACGGTTTCTCTAATAAGTTTCATTTTTAGAATCCTGTTAATGCTGTTGTGTAAGTTGTTTCTTTTGATACCTCTAATACTACTGTGCCACCGGTATTGACCGTAATTACAATAGATGAAGTGCTATTGTTTGCAATTGAATACCCATATTCATCAAGGCGCATTTCACCTGTACCATGTAGAGAGGCAATTGGTACAGAATTTCGGACAATTTGAATATTGCCGTTTGTTGACCAATTGAGTTTTTTAATACTTGCCGCTGATACGGTTTCATTAGCATTTACAGACAAATTAGCTAAAGCAACCGTAGTTGTACCTGTTCCTTCAATACGAATAATTGAAGGACTTCTTAATGTGTTAATGATTTCAAATGGCATTTTATTTTAGTCCTAATCCGGCTCTTCTACGCATAGACATTTTTCGTTTGATTAATGTTCTGCGAAGCTTTGCTCTTCTAGTTGTTTTCCATGACCGTTTTAATAAACGGGCTTTTCTTAATCTTACTGTTGCGGGTATTCTTCTAACAGTATTACCTGAGATACGATAACCCTTTATACCTGAACGTCTTCTGTTCTTTTGAACAACAATTCGTCCTTTAGCATTTCTTCTTATTCTACGGCGAATCTTATTGATTCTACCCATCTTAATGATGTTGGTATTACGGCGAGCAACCTCTTCAAGTTTCTCTACTTCTTCAAGCCTGTCTGCGGCTACATATCGCTTAGCACTTTCTGTGCGTTCTGCAACCATTTCATCAAGACGGTCAAATAATACTTTCTTTGCTTCGTCTAATTTATTTTGTAATATTAAATTAACAAAATTTAACACTACATTCTCTTTTGCGAAAATTCTGCCGCTTTTTGTAAATGTTGGCGTGATTTACCAACCATATCTTCAAACTTCTTTTTGTTCTCATCGTTCAAATTTTTATGAACGGTAAGAATTGCATGAGCAGTTTGCACATCAACCTTACTTGAAGTTCCGTCATTGTGTTTGACCATGCCAAGCTGATGATTATCTTTAATCTTTTGCAACTGTGTCATAGCCGTTTCATTAATGCTATTTATACCGTTTTCCAAATCTTCTGCCTGTATGTTAGAATCAACACCAGGACCATAAGGAACACTAAAATATTTGTTAATTTTGTTGTTAAAATAAAGAGCAATTTTTTGACCATTTGGATACAAACGAATGGCTTTTCTCTTTAATACCAATACAAAAGGCGGATCACTTGAATCTGGTGCCTCATTAATTTCTTCATATTCTTCACGAACGGCTTGCCTTGTTTTTTGAAATAACTGTTTACTTGTAATTAAATCGGTCATTCTTAAAAAAAGCATTTGCATTAGCGCTCGGTCAGCTGGATTAAAAGTTGGTTTTTCTTCACCCATTTTACCCAAAATACGATGAATTCTTTGTATTTGAGACCTGTTTGCTAATCCAGCTCGCACCAATGCGTCAAATTTGGAGTAATCTTGCTTCTCCTCTTCAACAATGGCAACTTGTTTAAACTCTTTTAAAAGTTTCATACTTATGCTGGACTGTCTTCCGTATCTTGAACTTCAATATCGCTCATCTGGACACCATTGATTTCATTAGCGTCCAAGACTTCAATATCTACTTGTTCTTCTTCTTTTTCTCTCTCTACACCACCAAAGGCTGATTTAGCAATTTCAATCTTACGATTTTCAAGTGCTTCAAAGGCTTTAGCAGATAAAATATCTGTAAGTGTTTCTTTAGCTTGAGCGGCTTCACCGGCTGCAAGTTTGTTAATAAATTGTGTTGTTTCCATAATTTTCTCCGTTAGGCTTTATTTATGTTACTATACTTCTCAACATCAGCATCAAGCTGAGGTGTTTTTGAATCTTCGGCACCACGTTCAACCGTGTTGTCTTCTGGAGGATATTGGTCAGGTGAAACTTGTTCACCACCTTGCATTATTGGACCACCAGTTCCATTATTGTCTTCTTGTTTAATTTCATTTTCCATCTGTTCAATATCTTCATCATTCATTTGAAGAATATTCTTACGAACCCATTTAGATGAATAATAACGACCAATATATGGGTCAACCGTCTGTAATAAATTTACTCTTTCACGGAGTAGTTCAGCATCACGCATTTCGGTAAAGTTATTATCTTTTAAGAAGTCATAGTAAATAGCTTCTTTGAAATCTTCCCATTCTTCTTGTGTGCAAATACCTTTAAGTACCAATTGAACACGAAGAGCTTGGTCAAAAATTTGAGAGAATTTGTTTCTTAATCTTTGAACAAATTTAGCAAACTTAACTTCATCTCTTGTTACTTCAGTTGTTCTACCTACACCAATCATACCACCTTGTTGTGGTTCTAATCTTGAAATAGGCACATTCAATGACTGTAATAACTTTTGACGGAAATACTTTACATCTTCTAACTCACCAAGATTTTGGCCAGCTGGAAGTGTAGTGATTTCGGTACCTTTACCACCTTCACGGCGAGGTAACCAGAAATCTTCAAGCATTGACATGTGCTTACGGTCATCTCTTAATTCACCCGTTTGAGCATCATAAACCATTTTGTTACGATACTTGA